AGAAGTTAAAACAGACGAGTCTAAGGAAGTTCAGATTTCACAGAGAATGGCTGAGATGTTTGATGTGTTTAGAGTGTTTGATAGAGAGGGTACAGACTACATAAAGAAACTTAAAGATGAAGACCGTGAAATTGTTAAATCAAGAACCTTAGGTCGTATCAGAAGAGAATTGAATGATGACTTGGAAAAGGTAGATATGTCAACTGTAGACGATACATTCATCAACTACTTAATCAACTATATGGTTGTTGATAAGAAGATGGACCCGTTCTACATTGAGTACACACCAGATGCCGTATATAAATTATCTTACGACTTAGTTGAGGTAAGAGGTTTAGGTAAAGTATTATTAGAACAAGGTTTTACTACAAACACTGAAAAGGTATATATTCAATATACAGATGGTGATAACTTTAAGTTAGTTGGTGGACCAGGCGCTGCTAATCAAGCAGCGTACGAATACAATAGAAGAGGTGCTCAATCACCACAAGCTAAAGAAACAAAAGTAGGACAAGGAGAAGGTCAACCTGAAGGTGAACAACCACAAGGTCAAGAGACTAAGAAAGAAGAACCACAACCTAATAAGAACCTTTTAGATAGTATCTATATTAAGGCGAGTGACGATGGTATTGACAGTGTTAGAGATATGGTTGACAAAGAATTCTCATCACGTCAAAAGAGAATTATCCAAAGTTTGAATGGTGAAGGTTATGCGGTTCTAAGACCTATTAACCCTGAAATGTATGAAGAGATTGATGTTAAGGTTAAATACTCTCAAGACTTCGAACCATTCATGGAGTTCAAAATGTATAGACCAAAAACTAGTGGTGTAAATGTTAAACAAAGAGCATCATCATTACAAGAATTGTCTAATTTACAAAAAATCACTAAAGGTCAATGTAAAGAATTGATTGAACAATACTACGAGATTGGTAAAGTTGGTGATGTTGATATGTCTGATGAAGAAAGAAAGAGTGCAGCAAGACAAATTTATAGATGTAGAAGACAACACAAATTTGGTGGTCGTTTAGACTTCGCAAAAATTGGTGATAAGTTAGATGAAATAGGTAGTAGTAGATGGGGACAAGACCCAGATTCAGGTCGTTTCATGATTAACTACAATAACGGTACCGTAGGTAACGATGATAATGTTATTCAATTAAAGTAATATGAAGAACTTAAAAAAACATATTCAGGAAATTAAGAAGAACAGTGAGATTAAGTCAAAACAATCTTCAATCATTAATTTAAGATTATTGAATAGTAATGACGTACCTGAATTGGTATCTGAAATCAAATACATGAAAAATCAAAAGTTTGATTCATCACTAATCAATGAGAATTTAGTTTCAGTATTGAATCAAATGTTTCAAGATGACGGTCCACAATTTATGGAGACGGTTAAAAAGAAACTTACTGAGTTCTTAATGAATAAATTAAGTATTAGTGAATTTGAACAAAAGGTATTAGAGAAGGCTATCGGTGATACTGATATTGATGATGTACCTAAGTTATTTACTGAACCAAGATTCTTAGCTTCAAAATTAGCCGAGGTTTATAGTGAAGATTTCTCGACAGAATATTTAGAAACATTACCTGAGTTTATGAAAAGCAAAGTTGCAAAACTAGCTCAGGACCCAAATAATGAAAAAGAATTAGAGGACATGTTTGTTGACATGTTAAATCCATTGATGGGTGACATCAACTCAAAAATGGAACTGAAGATGAAAGATATTAGAGATAATATCGTTTCATAAACAAACCAAAAGGAAAGGGAGGTGAGTTTATCTAAGGAAGGTGTTCGTGAGGACACCTTTTTTTTATGTGAAAAATTCACCCTTAAATCCATTCCATAGGTCTTCCACATAGTCATCCACAATCTTTGAGAATAATTCTGGTGCGTATGGTTTGTACCTTAATTTCATTCCAGCTTCTTCAGGTGTATTATCACCTTTGTTTGAATTACATCTATGGCAAGATGTTGCGAGGTTTTCCCATTGATTACTCCCCCCTTTAGATTTTGGGATGACGTGGTCTACGGTAAGATTCTTATTAGACCCACAGTAAAGACATGAGTAGTCGTCACGTTTGAATAACCTACGACGAGTCACACCAATACTTGATGGTCTATAACGAATATATTGTTTTAATCGTATTACCAAAGGTCTCACAAAGTTACCCACTGATGTTATTATATCTTCTCCTTTTTGTAATACTTCTGCCCTTCCTTTTTGTACCAAAATGAACCCACGACGAAGTGATGTTACATTCAATGGTGTAAAGTCAGAATTCAATACCAATACCTTATCCATAGTTTACCTAATATGTGCTCACAAATATAAACATAATGTCCTTATGAATCAAAGGTATATTTATCAATAAATAAACTCAACAATAAAAATTCAAAAAAATGTTATTAAAAGTTGGTTCAAGAGGAAAACAAGTTAAAGACCTCCAAGAGTTTTTGGGGGCGGATGCGGACGGTATCTTTGGTAAAGGAACTGAAGCTGCAGTTAAAGAATGGCAAGCCGCTAATGGTTTGGTTGCTGATGGTCTTGTGGGTTCTGCCACTTGGGACGCTATGGGTCTTGCTACTACTGATGATTCAGAGAAGACTTATGAAACGTCGAATGGTCTCATCGTAAACAGACACTTCTTACCTGAAGGAGAATATAAATCAGGTCCTACAAATAAAGAGTATATTTTCTTACACCACACTGCGGGATGGCACAACCCATATAACTGTATCGACCAATGGGGTAGAGACAGTAGAGGTGCTGTTGCAACAGAGTTCGTATTGGGTGGTCCTTCAGTAAAGGGTAATAGTGACGAATATGATGGTGTAATGGTACAAGCCTTCCCTGAAGGTGCTTACGGTTGGCACTTAGGTAAAAACGGTTCACAACACATGCACACTCACTCTGTAGGTATTGAGGTTTGTAACTTCGGATGGATTAAAGACGGTAAAACATATGCTGGTACTAAAGTGGTTGATTCACAATTGGTAGAATTGGCAGAACCATTCAGAGGTTTCAAAACGTGGCATAAGTATTCTGATGACCAAATCGAAGCATTGGATAAATGGATTCGTTGGATGGGAGAAAGAGATGGTATTGATATCAGAGCAGGTCTTCCAGCGTTGGTTAAAGAAAAAGGTGCGGCCGCATTTGAATTTAATGAAGATGCGTATTATGGTAAAGTAAAAGGTGTTTGGACACACACAAACACACGTAAAGATAAGTTTGATATGTTCCCACAACAAGAGTTGTTGGATATGTTAGCTTCCTTATAATCTAACCAACGATATAATTTATGAACCCACCTATGGTGGGTTTATTATTTTATTATAGTCCCTATTTTTAATCAAAAGCTTTTTAGATGAAAATAGACCAGGTTTATATCATTTCTATAGACCACCGTCCCGAATACGTTCAAGAACTTATTGACAGGGCAAGACAGATACCCTTACCTTATGGAACGCCGATAAAGGTGATTGAAGGGTTTGTGGGTAAACGACTGATTGAAGAGGACGGTTTGGAGTATAAGTTATATGACGGTTGGAAAATTCCTGAAGAGGAATTTGCGTATGACTTTTGGAATAGACACACCACCTATGGTGAAGCTGGTGGGATGATTTCGCACACATTATGTTGGGAGGATGCTTATCATAATGGTCACAAACATGTGATGATATTGGAGGACGATTTCTTACCTATGAATCGTTTGGATTGGAATATCTTCGATGAGTTACAGGTTTATGAATGGGATATGTGTTTAGTTGCTCACAACTCATTACATAGGATATTTCCTGTTATTGGTGAACCTATAAGAGTTGGGTTAAAAAACTTTGTTAGACCCACTTATTTCTATAACACTCACTGTTATATATTGAATACTAAGGGTATAAAAAAACTCGTAGAACAACATTTACCTACTTTGAAAAAGAATATAGTTGTTTCTGACGAGTTTTTTGCTGCGGTTATGGCGACACACCCAAGGAAAGATATGAGGTCCATGTACATTTCAAATATATCGGCAATTGCCACCAATATTGATTATGTTACACAAACTAGATTTCAAGACGCAGGTAATTCACTTACTGAACCTACCGAAGATGATTTACTTCGTGAGAAGAATCTTGAATCTAAATAACTCCCCATCATTTTTCATTACACCATAGTAGATACCTGCAGATAGTAGGGGGAGTTTCAATACATTACGTTGCTCTGTATCGAACACAGTATTGTGTACCAATCGACCACCTGAATCGTGAAGGTAGAATTGTGTTTGATTCTCCCATGAAGTTTCAAAGACCACCTTTGACAGTTCCACTCTTTGGTAGGTTGGAAAAATCTTATTTTCTATTTGGATATCCACAACTTTTGTAGTATCTTGTGAGGTCGTATCTTGAGTTACGGTATCCTGTACCTCAATAATTTCAACCTTAAAGACATAATAGAATGGGTCGTCCGTAGAATTATTTGTTGCGTCATTCCAACTACCGTCCAAATAATAGTTACCCATAAGGTAATGTTCATTTTGTCCTAAGTTGTTGGGTTCGGGTCCATTTGTGATTTGTGAGGTATCGGTCTCCCAGTCATCATAATCCCATTGAGTTCCGTCCAACCAAACCCAATTCCCCTCTTCGGTTTCATCGTGACCACCCAACCAATAGAACGGTTGGATATTATCATTGTAGTGAAGTAGGTTTATACGGTCATAAACAAATAGGTTTTCATCTTCACTATGAATGGATAATAGATGTAGGTTACTGTCCACACTTTGAATGTGTTGTTCAGCATCCCAAAAACTAAATCTTTCTTTTGATGCAAAATAACGGTAACCGTTGTAATCACCTAATGTGTCTGCGTGGTTATATGATTGGGACAACAAAGTGAAGGGAAGTAGAATAAGTAAGAATATATTTTTCATAATAAGAGGGGGAGTTTCCTCCCCCGTTTTAGATTAGAGTTTCAACAATACCGCTGCGTGACCGTTCCATTCTTTGATTTGACGTTTCGGAATCCAAAACTCGAAAGCTCCGACCTCATCGATACGTTCAGCCATTTGTTGTTTGAACTGAGGGATGTCTTTGCGAGACGCTGGATGTGGAACACCTACGTACTTAGCACATACAGGACCTACACCTGTCAGTTGAGACATATCATCGGTGAGGGTACGTCCACAACAACGACAGATACCACCGTTCTCTTTTGTGAGTTTTGCCTCCAACCTCATAGCCTTCTCAGAGACGGTGATGACTTTGGTTACGTCAACTAAGATTGGGTGGAAGTCTAATTCGTATTCTTCTTTGATGTCCATTGCGATGTTGCGACCCAATTTGATGGTGTTTCCAACCAAGTCAATGTTGAGGTCTTTTTGAGACTTCTTAGCCTTCTCACGTGAGATTGCGTTGTTGGCCGCAGTTACTTGCTTCTTAGTTAGACGACGGTACTTGTTGTACTTTGATTGGATATCTTTTACGAATTTCAACTCACCATCGTAGTTAACAATGTTTTTGATGTTTTCAGGTAGTTCTTCTACGTTCACATCTGATTGACGTACTTCGTTCATAATAATCTTCTCAGCGAATGATTTTTGCTTTGGTGTTAGACGACCCCATTTTGCCAATCCTGGTTTGAGGTTCATAATAAAGGTGTTTGTTCCTTCGTAGTTTCTTACTTTTTCTTCGATGTTGATTCCTGTTACTGTCATGATGGTGGGTTTATGTTTCTTATTAACAATACAAAGATAAGGTTTCTTTACTAATTACACAACTATTTATTAAGGAATAAACTATATAAAAAATAATTTCGAAATGTTTGTATGTAGAAGAAGTGCTGATAAAGTTGTGGTTTTCGTAACTAGCTCAGGACAATTAACAATTAATGAAGGTGGATTGACATCAGTAGGTGCTCAAGAATTTTCAGGTACAGAACCATCATGGGCTTCACCAGATTATGAAGTAGTTGATTTATCGAACAAAGAAGTATCTCTTCCAGAAGGTTACTTTGGTGAGTCACACAAGTTGGTTGAGGACGGTGATTCATACCGTTGGGACGCAGTCTAATTGTTTAACACAAGGAAAAAAGAAGGGGACATTACGTCCCCTTTTTTAATTTATTGCACCCATCACTCGTTTCATAAACCCATTCAGGGCATCACGTTGTGGGGTACCGTCTTTTATCTCTTTCATCACCTCTTGCGCTCCTGAGATATTTGAGATGAGCTCTCCGATGACTTCCATTTCTTCATCTTTGAGTCCTCTTGCTTCTGAGATACAAAGAAGAACCTCAATCGTTTCGTCTAAGTAATCTTCATCAAATTCACCTGATTCTACAATCGTTTTAATTATTGGTAACTTCATTTAATACGTCTTGTATAACTTCAATTTTATTACCCTGAGATTGTTTCACCAATTTGCCATCCACAAATCCTGCGAATGTTGGTAGGTTGGATACATCTGCGAACTGACGTGAACCTGGTAGTTTCTCAGCATCCACATAAACGAATTGGATATCTTCATTTTCTGTGGACATTCTTTTGAACTTAGGTTTTGTCAATCGACAGTTACCACACCAACCAGCTCCGTATTGGACCATTACTTTGGAGTTATCAGAAAGAATATCTCCTAAGTTGTCTTCTTTTAACTCAATCATCTTAATTGTTACTTAAGTACGTTGATACTCCTTCACGAGTTGCTGACATTGCTTCTTTACCTTCTTCCCAGTTTGCTGGACATACCTCACCGTGTTTTTGAACATGAGAGTAAGCGTCGATAAGACGAATGTATTCATCCACGTTTCTACCTAACGGCATATCGTTTACTGATTCATGGAATACTTTACCTTCCTCATCAATTAGGTAAGTTGCTCGGTAAGTAACGTTATCACCTTCTACTTTGATACCACCGTTGTTTACATCAAAAGTTTCTGTTAGGTCTAAGATACCTAATCTGTTTGATAGTTCACGAGTGGTGTCAGCGATTAATGGGAATGTTACTCCTTCGATACCACCGTTGTCTTTTTCTGTGTTCAACCATGCGAAGTGTACTTCTGCGGTATCACAAGATGCTCCGATGACGATTGTGTTACGGTCAGCAAAGTCCTGTAATTTTTCTTGGAAGGCATGGATTTCAGTTGGACATACAAAAGTGAAATCTTTAGGGTACCAGAATAATAAGACTTTCTTAGATTCTGATTTTGCTTTTTCAACGACATTCAACTTGAACGTATCACCCATCTCATCGATGGCGTTGACTGTGATATTTGGGAATTGTTTTCCTACGTGACTCATAATAAAAATGTTTTGTTATAACATATAGTCTATAAAAAACAAAAGTCCAATAGAATTACTCTATTGGACCTTAGCTTTGGTGGAGGTGTCGGGAGTCGAACCCGAGTCTTGCTCGCATCACCCATAAAGGACTACACGTTTAGGTCAATGTTGGTTCTCAACATTCCGAAATAAATGGTTTGATGTGTGTGGGAAACAAACCAATAAACAACCTGGTCTCAGAGTTATTTAAGAGAGCTCTGACCTGTGACTCCCGTATACAGACTTCTGTTCAAAGGTTATATGTCCACCGACCCGTTTCACTGTTGCGTCTTACGCTACAGTTACTTCTTCAGTGCGTAGAAGACCTACAGCCTGAAGTTTTGCGATTGTTTCGCCAGTTAAAAAAAGTGTCACCATAGATTAAAGTGATAGATAACATCTCACTACGTGCCCCGTATGACTATCTACGCCAATCGATTCCAATTCACCCCCATATTTTCAAAGAACCTTTCTTTCTGACTACAAATATAAATACTTTTTTTATTCTGACAATATATTTATAGAAAAAGATTTTTAATTATGGGAAAGAAAACCATTCGTTTAACGGAAGCCGATATAGAGAAACTGGTTCAGAAAGTTTTGTCTGAACAAACTGAGAGTGTCTTACTGGACAAACTTAATGATAAAATTGAATCTGTCATGATAGAAAAACAGGGTGATATCTTAAATAGTTTTAATGTAGTGATTGAGTCTAAAAATAATGAAGACCCATATAATAATCCTATGATATTAACAATTGCAAATATCAATGTACCAATAAATTATTATAGACTTGTTAATAATCTTCCTACATGGTTTAGAAAAAATATACCAAGTAAAAAGTACACGGTAGGTTCAGTACCACTTTCTACTTTTTATAATGATATTTGGGATGGTGATGAAGTTTTAGAAAGGTTTTATAATGATAATGAGTATGTCAAAAATCAAATGGATACATTATCAGTTCCCTTATCTCTTAGTGTTATGTCTACTAATGATATAGCCGTAACACAATTTAGGAATAGAAAAAAAAATCGCAGAGGTAAACGACCATATGTGAGAGGTAATGAAATGCCATTAGGTGATTTTTTTAAGACTGGTGGTGGTAAATTTGGCTTAAATAAAAATATAATGTTGGCGGTTGAGTTTGGTGGTTTAACTATAAAGTTAGGTGAAGTATATATTCTTCCACCACAATCACCAGAAGGTGAAACAATTAATACTGATGAATTTGCAACTGAAAAGATTAAATTAGACTTGGTTGATGTATTTAAGTTTGACACTATCGATATGATTGACCCTTCAGGTTATCAAGAAATATTAAATAAGTTTAAGAATGATTTAAGTCAAGGACTTAAACGTATGCGAGGACTTAAAGAATTTTTACAAAAACAAAATTTAGTAGTAAATGGTTATGCGTCTCGTGATAATGACCCTAATGAACAAGTTCAAGGAAAATTCACTGGATGTAGAGGATATGGTGATGGAACAAGAGGTCAGTACAATTTATGTCTATCTGAAGAAAGGGCTAAGAAAGTTGCTGAGGATTTACAAGAAATATTTAATAGTTTAGGTATTAATGTGACTATCAAAAGTAAGGGTCATGGTGAGACAAGTAAATTTGGTTCTGCATGGTCAAAAGAAAAACCAACAAAACCAAAAGATACTCAACCTAACAGAAGAATTACTTTTAATATACCGAAATATACAGAAACTACACGAAACTAATAAAAAAACCTCTCATTGAGAGGTTTTTTATTTAAGTGCAGAGAATAGAGTCAAGGCGATATCTACACTTCTCGTTTTCTCATTATAACTAGAACTAATACCTAAAATTTCAAGTTCTCCAAACATCCCAATATTCATGATGGTTCCTTGGTGACCTTTTGATTTTAACCATCCATTAATAGCTTTTTTTGCAACGTCTTGATAAGTGGTTTGACCTCTTATTGATATTCTTGCCAGTATTTCACCCCTACCAATATAATCATATTCAGTAGTATCAACACCAATATCATTTAGAATCATAATTACTTCATTTTTGGGTAACGAATTAAGATAGCTGTGTGAAGGTCTGTGACGACAACCATTATTTTTCATATATTCAACAGAACCCTTACTGTGTAATTCCGCACCTACTTTACTAAAATAAACCTCAACCTTGTTGTTTCGTTTTTCATGGTACGCAATTACTTCATCAAACAAAACCTGATTCATGATGGAGTCATTAAACCCTTGTGAAAATACGGGAGTTGAAAGTAGGGTGAATAAAATTATGTTGATTATCTTTTTCATATGTTGTTTATCTATACTTCAAATATAAGGGTTATTTATCAATTATCCAAACTGTCAAGTATTTATAGTTAACTTTTATGATTAAATTTCAGAACATACTACTCGAAGGTAAAAAGGAGAACCTTATAGATAAGTACAAGGACAGTCCTACCTTTGCCGATGCCACTGAGTTGTTGGAGAAACTTATCGACGGTGACCCTTCAGCAACCAAAAAGTATTCTGAGTGGATGATTAAACAAATGATTAGTCTCGGTGACCCAATTACGTTCTCAGTTGCTGACAATGTAAATTTATTCATTGACCTTATTGAAAGTTTCCATAAGAGTGCCACGGCAATCAAACCAGAAGATATTGACTACGCAGCCTCAACATCATCATTTGTTGATGCTTCTAAGATTAAGTCATCACCTAAAGACATTAACAAATATAGTATTTGGGGATTACAAGCGGTGATGAACGCTGTCCGTCAGAGACAAATCATGGTCCAAAAAGAAAAGGAAGTTAAGGGCGAGTCTGATAGAATATATGAAGATAATAGGTTCTTAATTGTTCAACCGTATTCTCACGGTGCTTCGTGTTACTATGGAGCTGGAACCAAATGGTGTACAACGACAAAAGACGATACCCGATATTTTGACAAATATTCAGAAGAAGGAAACCTATTTTATATCATTGATAAGACATCGAAAGATTCCACGTGGGGTAAGATGGCCTTATTTGTAAGAAGTAACGGTACAACGGAGGTATATGACCAGAAAGACTCCGTAAGAAGCTTAGATGTATTGTTAGATAGATTCTCACCAATCCAAGAACAAATCAGAAAGTTGGTTAAAGGAAACAAACATTACGAAACATTAAAAGGTATACAAGAAGGTAAAATAGACCACGTCAGAGGTAGAATACAAAGTGACCATTTGGTTAAGATTGAAAAAGAAGGGGATGATAAGTTTGTAGTAAAACTCAAATTTGATGGTCCTGAAGAATTCCTTAAGTTTTTTGAGGAAGATGTTGATGAAGGTGACCTTAGATTCATCAGTGATATTATTGACCCACCTTACGGTTCTGAATTAAGTCTATACGACCCCTATAACTTTGATGATGATTTCCTTGAGGGTTATGTGTTTAGTTATTTCTCAAACGAACATTTGAAAAAACTAAAAGAAATTATTGAAATTTATGACCCTGAGGTGTCAAACCTGATTGTTGATAATGATGGTACCTATAGTGTTAAACAGGATGGTGAAAAAGAGTTGGCCAAATTTATGGTAGATAAATTGGGTGATGACTTTATGAGTAATTTAAGTGATACGTACTCAATCGCACAAAACCAAGCCATGGAAAGAGGTACTCAGAAAGAATTTACAGAAGAGTTATGTGATATATTGTCTGAAATAGGTTTCCATAAAAATAATTCTGAAAGTTGTTTTTACAACTATAATATTGATTTGAAAGATTTATTAGAATTATTTGAATCTGAGGATTACCTAAAGGATTTGAATCTTACTGATATGTTGAAAAATGTAATACCACATAGAGTTTCATTCCCGATAGATTATCCATACGACGTCATCTATAACAATTTCGACAGTGAGACGTTTGACCATTATTTCAATGATGATTTATCAAATATATTAGAAAAGGAATATGATAAATTGGATGATGCTGATTTCTTCTTAGACTTCGACCAGTACCTAAATGTTATGAATAGAGTGAAGGAAATGTATGGTAGATTTGGAAAGAATATTCCAATACCAACATCTGAAGATGCAAATATCAGGATTGATGGTGTGGACCCAGAAACGAATAAAGTGAAATTTACTCTTAGTAGATTTAATTCCGATATAGATTCTTTTGAAACAAAAAAAGGAAAGTCGAAACTTTCCTCTATTATTTCTTTGATGAATAACTATCAGTTATTCGACCCCTTTGAGTAAGAAGTTTTCCCTTAATATTTTATAAAGTTCAACTGCGTCGTCCTCATCTAAGTATAGGACATCACCAGTGTGATTACTCTCAATGGTAACTCCACCCCATTCAACAACTACTTTGTGGTCATTCAACTCATAAGTCTCATCATCTAATCCATCGAACAGAGTATTATCCCAATCACCCAAGTCGTCTTCGGCATCATCAAGATTAAACAAACCTCCGTAAGAATATACTGGTGGTTCGTAGGCGAACTCTTGCTTTTCATACCCAAACTCGTTGACCAAGTTAATACCTGTTCTGATGGCCTTCTCCACATCGTCCAACACTACGAATTCGTTGGGGGTATGCATTTGGTAATACCCACAGGAAAGATTGATACAAGAAACGTCACTTTTCTTCTTAATCTGAGACACGTCAGTAAAAGGGTGTGACTGTTGTTCCATATCCGTTTCCATGGTTTTCTTAATTACAGGTAGTGCTCTGTTGATGAATTCCCCGTTTTCCTCAAACAGGCGAACTCCCGAGCATATCTCGGTAATTAGATGGTTACCAGGTGCATCGTATTGAACGACATATCCTACATTGTTAAGGAACTTGACATCACATTTGCTGGACCCGATACAACCAGTCTCCTCAGAGACGAAAAACCCTACTTTTACATTTGACAGTACTCGGAGTAATTCCAAACAAATAAAGATGCCACACTTATCATCACCACCAATACCCGTTGGATTTCCGTCAGGAGTGTAAGCTTTCAGGACATCGTATTGTGTATCATCGAATGTCCGTCCGAAGGTAGGTGGTTTGGGAAGTGTTTGTTCCTTAACAACAATTTCAGGGACCATGGCATGTACAGTATCCGTATGTGCCACAAACATTGGGAAGTAACCGTTAAAGCCATCTTGACGTTTTGTGGCGTAGATGTTGTTCATCTCATCGGTGTAGTATTCTACCCCGTCCATACTATCTAAGACCCAAGAAAGGTATTCTACCATCTTGTCCTCTTGATAGGTTTTTGAAGGAACCGATAAGAGTTCTTTGAAACGATTTAATGTAATGTTGTCCATGTGTCCTTTAATTTGATACAAATATAGTATCTAATTTCTTAACTTCCAAATCGGAAGGGATATTAATTTACCCCTTCCTCAATGGTTACTTCTTCTTCGTTCATCTTCATTTGGTATTCACGTCCGATTTTAATCTTTTGACGTAATACCTCTTCTGAGATGTAATCCTCGATTTTCTCTTGGATTGCTCGTTTGATAGGACGTGCTCCGTATTTCTCATCGAAACCTACGTCAGCCAACATATCTCTCACTTCATCGGTGAAGTTGATGTGGTAACCGAGTTTCTCCAAACGTTTGGTGAGTTTACCCAATTCGATATCCACAATTGAACGTACTTCTTTCTCTTTTAGAGGGTTGAAGACAATCACTTCATCGAGACGGTTCAAGAACTCAGGGGTGAAGTGGTTTTTAAGTTCTTTTTGTAGGAGAGCCTTTTTCAGGTCCTCATCACCACTCATTCTTGCTGAGGTATCAAATCCGACACCCGCTCCGAAGTCTTGTAGTTTCTTCACACCCAAGTTTGAAGTCATAATAATCAAACAGTTCTTAAAGTTGATTTTACGACCGAAACTGTCCGTGAGGTGACCATCGTCCAACACCTGTAGTAATAATGAGAAGATGTCCTTGTTTGCTTTTTCAATCTCATCAAACAATACTACTGAGTAAGGTTTGTTTTTGACTGCTTCGGTAAGTTGACCACCTTCGTTGTGACCCACATATCCTGGAGGGGAACCGATGAGACGTGACATGGTGTACTTCTCTTGGTATTCACTCATATCCACACGGATGAGAGATTCTTCATCTCCGAAGATTTGTTTTGCCAATTGTTTCGCCAAGTGAGTTTTACCCACACCTGTTGAACCCAAGAAGATAAACGAACCGATTGGTCGGTTGGGGTCCTTAATCCCCACACGGTTTCTGCGGATAGCTTTTGAAATCTTTTTGACCGCCACTTCTTGTCCGATAACTGATGTGTTCAGATTACCTTCCAAATCCAAAAGACCTTCCATTTCGTTTTGGTTCAATTTGGATACAGGAATCTTAGTCATGTTTGAAACTACATCATATACCATATCCTCAGTGATTTCTTGACGTTCTTCGTCTTGCTTCTTTTCGAATTCAGCCTTTACCTTATCGAGTTCTTTCAAGATTTTCTTCTCTTTGTCTCGTAAGTGTGCTGCCTTCTCATAATCCTGAGCCTTGACCACGTTGATTTTTTCCTGTTTAATCTGATTCGCCTTCTCTTTGAGTTTCTCAATCTCTTCGGGAAGTTTCACAGAAATCTGACTACGAGCACCCACCTCATCCATGATGTCAATTGCCTTATCAGGGAATTCACGGTCGGTGATGTAACGGTCAGCCAAATATACACAAGCCTCCAATGACTCTTTCGAGTAGTTTACTTTATGGTGCTTTTCATAACGAGACTTTAGGTTATCCAAGATAATCATGGTCTCCTCAGGGGTGGCACCATCCACCATTACTTTTTGAAAACGACGTTCCAATGCTCCGTCTTTCTCAATGTTCTCACGATATTCATCGAGAGTGGTTGCACCGACACATTGTAGTTCACCACGTGCCAATGCTGGTTTGAAGATGTTGGAAGCGTCCAATGAACCTGATGAGTTACCAGCCCCGATGATGGTGTGAATCTCATCGATAAACACAATGATATCAGGGTTATCATGCAACTCGTCCAAGATTACCTTAAGACGCTCCTCAAACTGTCCACGATACTTTGTCCCTGCGACAATAGATGTCATATCTAAAGATACGATACGTTTATCGCTAAGGTTACGAGGACAATCACCTTCGTAAATTTTCATCGCCAATCCTTCAACGATTGCAGTCTTACCACAACCAGGTTCGCCAATGATGATGGGGTTATTTTTCTTTCTACGAGAAAGGATTTGAGCAATACGGTCAATCTCACGGTCACGACCCACAACAGGGTCTAACTTACCTTGTTCCGCTAAACGGATAAGGTCACGTGAGAAATTATCCAAAACAGGTGTTCCTGATTTTGGTCCTCTTTCCTTTTTTCCTTTTGAACTTTCGTTCGGGTCTACAGATTCAATCATAGTTGTTCTTTTTATTTTGACTCTACAAATATAAGACAATTTCTAATACAAAATACACCATTTCCAAAATTGTCAGTTAATTTTCAAAAAACTGACAGAATGTCAGTTATACATTCCTTTTTCAGTTTTGGCATACTTTTCTTTATGGAGTTACAAAGATAATAAAAAAATTAAAACGAACACTATGTTTAACAGAAAAAGTATTTTTGACGAAATTTTTAGAGAATTCGAATCTTTATTCGATAACGTTGAACCAACTTATTACAAGGTGGGACCTAACGGATTTTATTTTACCTACACCACCAAATCAGGTGATAACTCAACAGATGAATTATATTCCTTAAAATCTGAGCTCCAAGATGCTGTTGAGAAACAAGAATTTGAGAAGGCTGTAGAACTTCGTGATAAGATTAAATCATTGGAGGAAAACAGTGAGAAGATTCAAGAGTTAAAGTCGAAACTTCAGAAATCTATTGAAAAGGAAGACTTTGAGAAAGCAATTGAATTAAGGGATAAAATAAAAAAGTTACAGTCCTAAATTAAAGACCCCGAGAAATCGGGGTTTTTTTATATTTATTGGTATGAGAATACCGTGGTTAGATTATATTAAGGAGTTTGGTGATTTAGAGTCAATTGAAAAGGCGTTCATTCAAATGAGAATGGCACTTAGTGACGCGGGTTTTAGTCAAGAAGATTTAACAAGTATCTCATCGGCACCTGTAGAGGTGTTTATGATGAGAGACAATCTTATTCAGAAAATTCAAAACTTAAGAGACGAATTAGAAAAGCACGGTATGTGGGATGATGATGTCAAAAAGAATTTTGATAGTTACATTTCCAGAAAGTTGTCTAAGTTAGAAGATAAATATCCTTTATAATATGGCAATCAAAAGTGAAAAAATCGTAGGTAAACAAATCATCAACGAGATTGAATCTTCAAATCTTATGAAGACCGTTTACGACTTAGACAAAAAAACATTAGTAGCAACATTTAAGAATGGTACTGAGTATGAATATGTTGAGGTACCTCACAAGACTTATACAAAATTCAGATTGGCTGAATCGCAAGGTAAATTTTTCAATACCGAGATATCTAAGAAGTACAAATACAAAAAAATAACAAAGTAAACTTTCTTTGTATTTATATGTTATGGAGCAAAATGCAAGAATTATTTCAAGTTTTTACGTTCAGGATGAATTAAATTCTGAAATTTGGGATACGTTAGAAGATGGGTCTTATGTTATGAAAGATGAGGTTCGTAACTCTCTTCTTGCAATCTCTAATGAATTTATCGATTTTTTAGGTTTAGATATTTTTGTTTCAGATATCACAATGACAGGTTCATTGGCGAACTACAACTGGTCAGAGTTCTCTGACATTGACTTACACATTATGTATGACTTCACTGAGGCGGGTGAACAAAAAGAGTTGTACAAAGAATTATTCAAATTAAAAAAGACGTTATTTAATTCTACTCACGATATTACCGTTAGAGGTTATGAAGTTGAATTATATGTTCAGGACTCCTCAGAACCACATTTTTCAACGGGAGTGTATTCTGTGATGTTTGACGAATGGATTAACGAACCAACACCTGAGAGTGTTACATTAGACGAAGATAAATTAGAAGATAAAGCCAATCAATGGATGGAAATCATTGATACCGTAATTGAGAATGTTTCTGATGATGAGTTAGAAAGTGCATTAGAAACAATAGAAAAAGTCAAAGACAAACTTAAGAAATATAGAAGTTGTGGTTTGGAAAGAGAGGGTGAATATTCCTATGAAAATTTGGTCTTTAAGTTTTTAAGAAGAAATGGATACATTCAAAAACTCTTCGACTTTACAAACGAACTCGTAGATAAAAGATTATCCTTAGAACAAGAAACTAACTCATAACAATACCTAAATATAGGAAAAAATGACAAATCCTATATTTGGGTATATTTATATATAAAAATGTATTATGGCACAAGGATGTAACCCGGCAACGGAATATAAAGCTTTCTCAGGTTCAACTGAAACTGTTCATGCAGTTTATAGTAAAGCCGACGGGACTGAAGTGGTACAATGTAGTACAGTTAAACTCGGTGGAAACGGAGTTTTTAATTAAACAGAAAAAAAACAAAATAGTATAAAAATGGGAGACTTAAAACCTATCGGAAGTGAGAAATTACAGGGTGATGAAAAACTAAGACGCATCATGGAAATTGCTCGCTACAACGAAGTAGAGCGTTCGACTTCGAATGTGAACGAGACTGTTGACTATACAAGACAGTTAGCAGATGGTAAATATTATAGTATTATTCACGAAAAGAATGGATACATCATCAAAACAGGATTGAATGAATCTGAGATGGATTATGCTGAAAGAATCGAAAACAGACGTTATCATTCTTCTTATTCTAAAGCCTTGAAGAAATTGAATCTAATGGCTAAAGAATTAAACACTCTACACGAAAACGAAGAAGGTTTAGAGCTATTCGGTGAGCAAGACAAGAAGTTTGTTTTGAAAACACCAAAACCTGAAGTTGAAGCACCATCACCTGAACCAGAAATGGATTTAGATTTGGACATGGGTTCTGAAGGTGGTGAAGAGGAACTTGATTTGGACATGGATTTAGGTATGGACGATGAAGGTGGTGAAGAATTAGATATGGATTTAGACTTAGACGCTGAAACTCCCGCAGAAGAAGAGGAAATCTCAATCAAAGAAATTCAAAAACTAACAGGTAAATTAGGTCAAAAATTAAGAACTATTGACCAACAAGATGGTTTAACATCAGAAGATATCAAATATGTATTAAACTCTATTATCTCAGCAGTTGATTTAGATAAATTAAGTGAAGAAGATAAAGAGGACATCTTAGAAAACTTTGAAGAGGACGAAATCGACTACGGTGTAGATGATGAAGCCGATTTAGATGTTGATGCTGGTGAAGAATTGGACTTAGACATGGACTTAGATATGGACATGGATATGGAAGAACCAATGGAAGAATCAGCTGAAGTAGGTGAAAGAGTAATGGATGAAATCTTTGCAGAATCTAAAATTGACAAAGTATTATCAAAGTACTTCGTAGTTAGTGACGAAGAAAAAACATTGACTGAATCAAAAAACATCAAAAACTTCTTAGTTGAGAAAATTCAAAAGGTAACTGTAAGAAAAGAAATGAAGTCTATGTGTGAAACAGTAGAACAAGAATTGACTGCAGATTTCTTATTGAAAGAAAATAAAACAATTAAGTTTTTAGGAAAAACAAACAAAGGTAATTTAGTATTTGAGAACGACGGTCAACAGATTAAAGTTTCTCAAAAGGGTGAATTATTATGAATTTAGTATACGTTAACGAACTCGGACCCAATTATAAAGGGGATAACATTTACGAGTTTATTTTTAGTGACGTTGACGATGTATGGGGTGAAGATTGGGACAAAGAACCAGCCGGTGGTAACCCAACTCCACCCCTTATACATTTTATAAAGAAGGTTGGAGTTTTAAGAAACTCAGGTATTGAGTTAAACTTAATCCAAAATTCAGATTTTTTCTCTGTTTATGATGCAACAGAAGGTGTGATAGCCTTAGCATGGGAAGACAGTGAAAGTGAAGCCGTAGTAGATGACAAATACACTAGATTGGTTTTCCGATATGGTGACACAGTCAAAGAAGTGGAAGATAAAATTTACGAGAGAGACATCGTATTAACTTACGAAAAAAATATTGCAAGTCATGAACAATAAGAAAGTTGCAAGTTTATTGAACAAAGGTATCAAGTTCGAAACACTTAAGATGTTGAACGAAACTCAAATTGATACATTATATACTGCCGTAATTGGTGAACAAGAAAGTTTGTCTGATAAAGTACAAGATGTTCAACAATTAAAAGGTGAATTATCACAATTGAATCAAGCAATTGACCAAACCATTCAAAAGATTGGTGAAGAAGAAAATGAAGACGGGTTGGAAGATTTGGCACGTCAAGATTATACTGGTCAAGAAGGTCCTCATGATGAGAAAGACATGGCTCCTGATGGTATGGATGATGATTCAGATAATAACCGTTCAGAAATGGGTGAAGAAGAAGAGGTTAATCCATGGGCGATATGTACATCTTCATTAGGTTTAGAAGGACGTGAAAGAGAGTCATATAGTAAGAGTGAATCTGAAAAATATGAAAGATGTGTCAGAGACGTTAAAAAACAAAATGAAATTAGACAAATCGAAGAATCTATAGTATCTTTGGTGAAGAAATACGTACCGACGACTATGAGTAAGAAAGATTTAATGAATTTATTGGAACAGGGACCTGGTACGAAGGAAGCTCCTGTAAAGACACCTACAAGGACTAAACCTGAAAGGAAGACACCTTATAAGCCGAAACATAAACCGGCTCCAAAAGCGGGTGAAACAGAAACTGCACCTTCGAGAGTTAAACCTGGTACAATTGAAAAACCAGAAAGAAAGACTCCGTACAAACCAAAACACAAACCAGCACCTAAGGCAGGTAAAAAAGAATTACCAAGTTTTTTGAAGTTTAACACATTAAATATACAATTTAGAGATGAGCAAGAAGATTAATGAAGCACCAATTGACTACGGAGATAGACCAGAAAGAATGGCTCCTGATATTCAGGCAAAAATTCAAGGTCGTGAGACTCCGTTATCTGATAATCCCGCTTTGGATATCGATGTGGATGGTGATGGTGTTGTATCATCATTTGAAGAGTTATTGGCGTCGAAAAGATTTAAGGACGTTGTAGATAAGGTAAAACAATATACAGGTATTACTGACATCTCTAATCAAAATGCCTTGATGCAGTTGCAAATGATGTTGCAACGTGCAGTTCAAGATGTTAAATCAATCGAGAACGAAAACGAAGAGTATCTTGAAAACTTGGCCGTTGATTTGGTTAAGAAAGAAATGGCACTTCCTGATGGAGCATTCCAATTCGATGTAGAATTATTATCAGGTATGGGTCAGATTGACACTTCTAAAATGAGACCTTCATCAGAAGAACCTGATGAGGAGGATATTATGAAAATGTTCGGTGATGAGAATGCCGATGATATGGAGGACGACATCGAAGCATTTATGGATGCAATGGATAAGTTTGACATGGAGAAAGCAAAAAGACGTTTCATCAACTCCTTAATTCAAGGAGCGTCTAAGAAAGGTCATTATATGTTCAACTTGGTTCGTGAAGAATTGGACCGTTTGGACCCACGACTACTTAACCTTTACGGTGTGTTAATGTCTATTGCAGATTTGATGTACTGGATTATACCTGATGAAATGACACAGATGATGGCAGGTGAGGGTGAAGGTGTTCAGGGTTCTGAAGAAGTTGATGATACTACTGACCCACCTACAATTAAAGCAAAAGGATTATTCTTTCCTGTTTTACTTCACGAGTTAATCAAAGGTGTGTACGAGGTATTGGGTACACAAGGTTTACCTGACGACCCTAAAGCCGCAGATATGGTTATGGCATCACAAGATACCTTACCTTATGAAATTTGGGATTTAAGATTAGGGCCTGTTATTTGGGAAAGATTCACCGCATCATATCCTGAAGATTTATATGAAGATGATATGAGAGAGATTCAGAATTATTTATTCTCACGTTTCTCAGCATTATCGACAGAAGAGTTCTTCGAGGTGGCTAAAGAAATTATTGGTGACTCAGAAAAAGGTCAGAAGATTGTTAAGAGAATGGTTGATGAAATCGTTGAGGAACTTCGTCAGTATGACTTAGAAGACGCTTTAGGTGATAGTGATGACGAGGAAGATGATGATGAGTTCAGAGACTTCTTAGGTGGTCTCGGAATTGATTTATCATAAATAAATCTTACTTTATGATTTATGGGTTTAAGTAGAGAACAGGTATTGGTCGAGTATGCAAAGATTGTGAAAGATACTTCCTATGCTCTTAAGACCTATCTTCAAACCTACGACAATACACAATCACGTTACGTTCCTTTAGAATTATTCCCTGACCAAGACAGGTTGATATACGACTACGATAACTTTGAGGAGAATATCGCTATTAAGTATAGACAGGCGGGTGTATCTACGGTAACCGCTGCGTGGTCATCTAAAAAGTTGGTTACAGCTAAAAAGAGTAAACCTGAAAAGATTCTAATCATTGCAAATAAATTGGATACATCCATGGAATTTGCGAATAAGATTAGAGCATTCCTTGACCAATGGCCTGAGTGGTTAGGTGTTAAGTTCTCTGCAGATAAGAATTCACAAAGACACTTTAAGTTAACGAATGGTTGTGAGGTGAAAGCCGTTGCAACATCAAAGGATGCCTTGCGTGGTTATACCCCAACAATCCTAATATTTGATGAGGCAGCATTTATCGATGCCGATGATGACTTCTGGTCTGCGTGTATGGCTTCATTGTCTACGGGTGGTAAGGTAATCGTTATTTCAACACCTAACGGTTTTGACCCAATCTATTATTCAATATACGACCAATCATTAAGAGGGATGAACGACTTCAAGATTACCGATATGTATTGGTACCGTGACCCTCGTTATGCCAAAACACTACAACTAATTAAATGTACCGACATTGTTCATTACATGTTGAACCGTGAAGACTATAATGATGAAGAGGTTATTATTGATTATTCAGATATTGACCCAAGAGAAAGAGATTTTGATGAGATAACTAAAAAGTTTGATGAGGGATATAAACCCTATTCATTGTGGTTTGAAGCAATGGCTAAAAAACTTAAGTTTGATAGACGTAAGATTGCTCAGGAATTGGAATGTAATTTCTTAGGTTCAGGGGATAATGTTATTCCTAACGAAACTATTGAAAAAATCAAAGACCGTGAAATCCGTAATGCTGAGAATAAGTTTATGGGTGGTGCAATGTGGCAATGGAAAGAACCAATACCTGGACATAAATACATTATGGGTATTGACGTTTCTCGTGGTGATAGTGAGGATTTCACTACCTTCTGTATTATCGACTTTGATGAGAGAGAACAGGTATTGGAGTACTTAGGAAAGATACCACCTGATGTTGCAGCTGAGATTGCATTCAAATGGGCCACTATGTATTCTGCATTTGTGGTTATTGATATCACTGGTGGTATGGGAGTATCTACGGCAAGAAAACTTCAAGAAATGGGTTACCAAAACTTATATGTTGAAGGTGTTAATGCCGCTGATAAGTGGAAATATAATCCAAAAGCAATGGAGAAGATACCAGGTTTGAACTTTAATAGTAAAAGGGTTCAGATTGTTGCAGCTTTTGAAGAGGCATTGAGACATGGTTACGGAGTACGTTCAACTAGATTATTACATGAGTTGAATACGTTCGTTTATGTAAATGGTAGACCTGACCACTTAAAAGGACAACACGATGACTTGATTATGGCAATGGCTATGGCAATATATGTTGGTGAAAATTCATTCTCATCATTGGAGAAGGTAACAGAACAAACAAAGGCAATGGTTGATAGTTGGATGGTACAAGAAACTCCGATAAAGAATCCTGTTAATGATTATAATCCTACATTAAGTGCGATGAGAAATGACCCATATGGTAGACCTCATCACGGTGGTGCGTCAAAAAGTGATTATGAAAACTATTTATGGTTATTCGGGGGTAGAAAATAAAAGATTTAATTATTGTAGGAAATTACTACTATTTATATAAAAACAAGAAATGGCTGAGAATAACTATACTGTATGGCAGAGATTAACCAAAGTTTTTGGTCCCGATTCTACATTGGACCAACAGCCGCCTGTATACAAATTTGATAAGAAGGAGTTACTTAAAACACCTGACAAAAATGAGTACGAAAGAGAGAAACTTCAAGCTCAACAAACTCTATACCTTGGTCAACAATGGCAGAAGGTAGAAAATAACTTATATACCCAAGCCGTTTATTACGAGCCAACGAGACTCGCAGCATTCTACGATTATGAGAGTATGGAATATACTCCTGAGATTTCTGCTGCACTCGATATCTATGCTGAGGAATCTACAACAGCAAATGAGGATGGTTACATCCTTCAGGTATATTCAGAAAGTAAAAGAATCAAATCAGTCTTAACTGATTTATTCAATAATAGATTGGACATTGATACCAACTTACCGATGTGGACAAGAAACACTGCTAAGTATGGTGACAACTTCGTATACTTGAAGTTGGACCCTGAAAAAGGTATCATGGGTGGTCAACAATTACCAAATATTGAAATCGAAAGATTGGAAAGAGGTATGAAGTCGGCACCAAGTCAATACGGTGTACAACAACCAAGTGGTGAATCAAATGAAGAGGTATTGAAATTCAAATGGAAAGTAAAAGACATGGAATTCAATACGTGGGAGATTGCTCACTTTAGGTTATTGGGTGATGACCGTAAGCTTCCTTATGGTACTTCTATGTTGGAGAAAGCCAGAAGAATTTGGAAACAACTTATTCTATCAGAAGATGCGATGTTAATTTATAGAACATCAAGAGCACCTGAAAGAAGAGTATTCAAAGTATTCGTAGGTAATATGGATGACAAAGATGTCGAACCGTATGTACAACGAGTCGCCAACAAGTTCAAACGTGACCAGGTCGCAGACCCTTCAACGGGTAATGTCGACCTACGTATGAACCAAATGGCTGTAGACCAAGATTACTTTATTCCTGTTCGTGACCCTAACGCTCCGAACCCTATTGATACTTTACCAGGTGCGCAGAACTTGTCAGAGATTGCGGATATTGAATACATCCAAAAGAAATTGTTGACGGCACTTCGTGTTCCTAAAGCATTCTTAGGTTTTGAAGAGGTTACTGGTGAAGGTAAGAACTTAGCATTACAGGATATCCGTTTTGCGAGAACTATCAATAGAATTCAAAGGTCTATGATTCAGGAGTTGAATAAGATTGCAATCATCCACTTATATATCTTAGGTTTTGAGG